GCTCTGCACACAACTTTAATCTTAAGAACCTTCCCGCACGGGATTGCTTGTTTTTTTGATGGCTTTTTTGAGTAGACACGCTGGCGTCCTTGCTTCTGCAAGGCCTGCTTCACCCCGTGGGGCAGAGGTTTCCTTTGAAACCGCCAAAAAAAATCTTTCGTCTCTATGCGACCTACTGTCCCGATCTTATCGGGCTCGGTTTCAATCGCCTCGTTTTAGTGATGTAAAGGAAATGAAGCAGTTTTGTTCTGGACTGCTCGACCAAAAAAATTTTGAAAATCTGAAAAATGGGACGTTGTCCCCCGACCACCCGTGGTCGGGGCCGTTGTCAACGTTAACCCCCAGCCGCCGTGTCTCGGTGGCGGGTACCTTGTTTTTGTTCCGCAAGTGTTTGCCTTCCGATATACCGAGTGTAGACTCGTATATTAGGGAGATGTGCACGGAGTCTCCGAAGCCTGATCCTAGTTTTTTAACTTTTGCACGAGGAGAGATTGACCGTCTCTTCCCGTCTGGCTGGGATCGTGGTTATTCGAAGCGGATTGATAAGGTTACCCTCCCACTTTCGGCTTGTTTAGAGTCGAAGCGGGATCGGGGGGGCGCTCGCGCCGTCCTTTTGGATGAAGAAAAAAAGATAGAAAGGAAAGAGTTTTGTGATTATATGAGAGGCGCCGTCCGACCGAAGGGTTTTGTCAGACCCGACGGAGTTCGTGCTGTATTGGCTGCTTGCGACGGTAAAACGCGCGTGGTCACCAAGAATACAGTGTGGATGCAGACCCTCTCGGCTTTTCATGATACTTTTTATGATTTTTTATCTACAAAAAAATTTTTACTTCGCGGCGAAGCAACGACGGATAGGTTTCTTGACTTTACATCCGTCGAGGGAGAAGTTTTTGTTTCAGGGGACTATGAAGGGGCTACTAATAACCTTAATTGGTTTGTTCAAAATGAGATTCTCAATCTCGTTTCTGAACGTTGCCTTCATGTGCCTTCGGACATTCTTCTTTCCGCTAAGTCGACATTAAATTGTGGTTTTTACGATGAGAAAGGGCATTTGATTGACGTGCAAAGGCGCGGTCAACTTATGGGCAATCTCCTTTCCTTCCCTCTGCTGTGCCTTGTCAATTACTTGGCCTTCAAGTACTTTGTCCGACGTGATGTTCCAGTCCGTATTAATGGGGACGACATCGTGTTTAGGGCAAAGCCTGAAGAGGTGGAGCAGTGGAAGCGGGGGATTGAGTCGACCGGTCTCGTCTTGTCGGAGGGCAAGACGGTCATCGATAGCCGTTTCTTTTCGTTAAATTCAACTTTTTTTTCGTTCGTCACCCTCTTTGGTTTCCTCCATTCCTGTTGTGCGCAGCACACAATGGTTTAAACCTTTGGAGGACGCTTCTGCCGTTGCCGATCGGTTGTCCGCTTTGTCGCGTTCCGTGCCTTCCCATGCTCGCGCGTGGTTGCAGGGTTCGTTTATAAGACGACATTTTAGACAATTGGTTGGTTTCCGGGGGTCTCTTACCCGCCGGATGGGCTGTAGCGTCTCTCCAAAGGCCATGTCAATTTCAGGATGGACAAAGAGAGAGTCTTTTTACCTCTCGCTCCCCGAGGAACCGGATTTACCTCGTGTTCCTGTGGGTTATTTGTACCAACGGATACCCGCCGGTTGGAGACGTGTCGTAACCAGTGACTCATCGCAGGACAGTGCTTTCCACGATGCGTTGACTGATGCCGCTTGGTGTCCGGAGAAGAATGTTGTCGGTGACACATTCGACTCCCGTGTTAACACCTTTCGGTACGTTCATGTCTCTGACCGGTCAATCTCTAGGCTAGCGCGACTTTTTGGCCGTGCTGGTTTTTCTCAGAGAATGGGTTTCGTTGAGGCGAGGAGGAGATTGGCTTTAACAAATATAAAAAAACAAAAGAAAAAAAATAAAGAAGAAAAACATTGGCGGTTTGTGGAGGAGGCCTCTGCTCCGACAGAGCAACTGCGTGGCTGGGGTGAAAGCCCCGCGCTTGTCGTACTTCGGTACGATAGCGTTCAATATCAGCAGTTTCTGTTGGGGTGAGAGCGGAGGAAGCGTGTCAGTGATGACCGACCTCGTCGCCGGAAGAACGTGAAAGACGGATTCGTGACCACTCGTTGTGGGTTGGAATCGTCGGGAGTAAGGACAGGAAAAAGTAGCAGCCGGGTGTGAGGGCTCGTGTCGCTGGACGGGGTTAAACATGGTCAAAGCCTCTAGGACTAATGCGGAAAGAGACTCTTCGGACGTCTCGAAAACCAGGGATTAACGCTCCTGGTGCCCATGCGTAACAACCGCCCCGAAAGGCACATGGATGGAAGGTAGCCTTAAACTGCCTGACACCCGGTTGCGAAAAGTACTTAATGAAATCGTCGAGGAAGCGACGGCTTGTGGTTGGCGTACGTTCCTATGTCGTTCGCGACGTAGAAGCTGTAAAACTACTAAGCGTTGAAGTTGGAAGCGTTCGGAAAGCGAGGAGAATCGTGAGTTGACACTCGGTTCGCGTCCCTGTACCCTGG